TGTCCTGGCTTGGTTACGAAAGAAGGTTCAAATGCACGAACTCGATTGTTAGGTTGAATCGCAAAGTTACCATTATCTAGTTTAATCACATGACCACACTTGTGCTGTCCTGGAACTTCACTGAACCCAACATCAGCAATATTTCTATCTTCATGTGCCCAGTCAAGAGTGAACATATATGTTCCTTCGTTCCACTTCTTGTTTCTATCAATATACTTCATTCTCTTATTACAGAGAAAATCGAATTGCGCGACACCGACATATGAACTGAATGAATCCCAGAGAACTAGGTTATATAGTTCTTCTTGCGGCGCAGGAGTTTTATGACAGAAAGCGTGTATCGGCATGCGAAACCAAAGCCCTTCGTCCTCCATGATGAAATGAAAAAGCGGGGCACGATGCGGTATCGACGCCACGCCGAATATAAGGACGGGAAGATATGTGTCCTTCGCTTCATCGAACTCTGTTCTGTTCTGAAGAAAATTAGTCCGCACATAGCATTCTATGGGCGGGATGTTTGCATTAATATATGCCATAGGTTTATATAGTAAAAATAAAAAAAGGGGACCGAAGTCCCCTTTCTTAATCACTCAGTTTGAATTACTGAGCAACTGGTGCTGCTTCTACAACTTCAGCGGCTGGTGCTTCTTCAACAACAGCAGCATCAGCAGCAGGTACTTCTGCTTCAGCGAGTGGAGCAGCAACAGCAGAATCTTCTGCAGCCTTATCAGCAGCAACTTCTGCTTCTGGTGCAGCACCACAAGCGACTAGACCAAGAGCAACTAGACCAACAAGAATTGACTTCTTCATAGATTTCTCCTTTGTTTTAAATTTCACACACACCTGCAGAGCATGCAAGTTCTTTTGCTGAAGTCGTCGTATCTGTTTCTTCCATAAACTCCACCCAGTTGATATCAACATTCTGGAGCGCAAGAAGTTCAGTGTACTTCGCTTCATCAATTTCTTCGTAAGGTGCTTGGCGATAAGAACCATTGTCTCGCGGCAAGAATGAAACGCCAGAGAGAATTGAAATGTTCTTATAAACCCATGCACCAACTTCCATCCATTCGTCATCACCAACATAAACTGTAATAGAAGGCTTATGTTCGCACCAGTGATCCTGATAGATTTTCCAAAGTTCCAACTGCTCAATCGCGGTCATGTCATTACGAGTTACAGAGTTCTTTGGTGCCTTCATTGGGAATGAGAATACCCAATTAGACTTGCTGTAGAAATCTTCCTCAGCCTTGTATCCCTTGCCAATCATAAACTGAGCAAGAGGATCTTTCATATCAGCCCTAACTCGACGAATATAATATTGGGCATAGCGTGGGTGAATGCCTGAAGCGGAATCAACCAACTGTGATACAGTGCCTGAAGGCTTGACGCAAGTAATTGCAGCCGATACTGGAATACCAAGAGCATCTGCGAACTCCTTGTTTGTTTCTACGCAGTGAAGTCTGATTGCATCTAGTGCATCAGCAAGTTTCTGTGATGGTTTATTCAACAGTTTGCTGTCACAGATACCAGTGAGCGAAACACCCAATAGTCTTTCTTCGTCGCAATTATTCTTCCACTTCTTGTTGATGTAACGGAAGTCAGTTAGCGTTGACTGAAGTGTGCCAATGATTGTAGCGAGACGAGCCTTACGCTTCAATGACTCAACATCATCATTTGCACGAACAACGATTTCTGAAAGATTGCAAAACTCAAATGGACGCAAGATAATTTCAGAGCAAGGATTAGTACCGAACTCGTGCTTTGGATCACGACGACCATTCTTCGCTGCAACTGCCTGTGAAGCAGCGCGAGAGAAGATGCCTCTTTCACCTGACTTTGACATATAAAGAGCATGCCATTCATTCATGAATGTGTCCATGTCTACTTGCTTGTCATACACCGCCGAAATGTTTGCCAATGCGCGCTGCCCATTGTGCGCCCACCAGTCACCTGACTTTGCATGACGCAACTGGTCGTCGTTGAGGTCGGTAAGAGAAATGAGAGCAGAACGGCGAACACCACCGCAAACAACAATATCAGCAATCTTACAGACGATGTCATGACATTCCAAGGTTGACAGTTTCCTGCCCCTTGCCTTTTGGAAAATGTTAAGAGTGAATTTAAATAGATCGACTAGTGGCTCTGGACCTGAAGCGCGACCACCGAATACTTTTAGACGCTCACCTGCTGGGCGAACCTTTGATACATCCCATTTTGCAATCTTACCAGAATACAGAAGCGAAACGATTTCACGATAAGCAGAAGCCCAGCCAATTTTACTATCAGCAACGACAACGGTTGTGTCTGTTTCGTGTAGTTCTTCTGGAACTTCTGGGAGTTTGTTCGTGTACTTTGATTCAACAGAGAAGCCAACGCCAGTGCCACACATCAAGATGTACATGATCTCGTCGAATGATTTGGTATTATCAATGGCGACATAGGAGCAGTTATATCCAGCCACTTGATCTTTTTCCAAAGCAGGACCAGCAGTCATCAAGCAACGCATTGATGGCATGACTTCGAGATTAATAATTGCTGAGCGCAATTCATCCCAAGGAACTTTTTTATTATTGTTTGTCTTCTCTTGGAAGAATCGAATATAGCGATCTACCGTCTCATCCCATGTCTCGCGGCGACCTAGATCATCATTAAATCTTGCATAGCGAGAAATGTGAATGAAATCTTGATAGATGCTTGGAAGTCTAGTTGTCATCATCTGCTCCTTATTCTGTTAGTTATTAATCCAATTTTCTAATTCTTCTTTTGATTTGACACCAGTGAATCGTTTCACTTCAGCATCATCGTGAAGCATGACCATTGTTGGCACTCCACGAATCTTGTATTGCTGAGTGAGTGTTGGATTTTGGTCAATGTCAACTTCTTCAATTGTAACCTCTGTTGCAACTGAATTTAAAATTTGTGTTAAGTGCTTGCATGGTGCGCACCAAGATGCTTTAAACTTGAGTACCTTCTTCATTTTTCTTTCCTAGAAATGCTTGTAATGTTAATCTTAAATCGCCTTCATAATTTACTGGAGTTGTACAATGATTCACAGATCCATATTGCAGTACCGCAATGTTTCTTTCTGGCACAACACCCTTTAATTCACCTTCATCTTCGTATAAAAAATATCCACCGAAATCATGATGCCATTGACGATTTATGTATATCGTAATCGCACCTTCATATTTTGAATTATCATTATGCCAAGGAATATAACTGTAACGAGTCCAGTAATATATCATGATGTTATTGTCATAAACAGACAATTGAGTTTTATCTTCAATAATCGCTTTCAGTTTTTTATGTAGATCGCTGTCTTGATAGATATTATGTACAAATACGGGAAAACTATCTTTTCTAATACCATAGTCCCACCACCTATTAGTGCATAACTCATTTCCCCCCAGCGTCAACACATATTCAGCAGTACCAATTGTATGTTCATATGTTTCTTCATCTAGAAAATCTTGATACTTTTTAATTGGCATAAATCACTCAGAAATAAATTGTGTAGAAAGCGGAAATACCTCAGCAATTACTTTAGCGCATTCTTGAGCAATCTTCATATGTTCTAACTGCGTACCATTGCCGCTTCGGAGTTGTATATAGTGAATCCATGATCGCAAGGTTCCACTCATATACATTCTCGACATAGTTAAACCTTCTGGAAGCAATGCACGAGCCTGTTCTTTTGCAATACCATTATTGATTGCCCAATTATAGTGAATTTTTACTAGATCAATAAGTTCACGCTGGCGATGATCCCACTCATACTGAACCATAACATCAACACCATCAGAAATAGAATTTTGACGATTCTTTGGATCTTGTAGTCGTGCTTGTCTTGTAACAAATTCTAATTCTTTTACTGGGTCAGCATATCGTTGAGAAAACTCTTGGAATGAGAAACTGCGATGACGCAGAATCTGACGAGCAATGTCTCTCGTTGTTTCAATTTCCAAACACATGGTTGCCATTTCTAACGGTGACCAATGCTGATGCTTGATCAAATACTTGATCAATTTCTCTGCTGTATCAGAGTTAATTTGATTGGAGGGATTGGACACTCTTGCGCAGAAAGCCACAAGGTCCGTTGGTGTGTCCAATCCCTCGAGAACTGGTTTGCTGTATGATACTAAAGTTACTTTCATGCTCCAACCTCAAATACTAAAGTCTTGTGACGAATTTCTTTTGTGCCGCCATCATTTGCTAATTCTTGCCCGCGAATAAATGCATCTTTATATTCTGGATGCTTGCTATCATCAAACCACCACCAGCGATCAATAACATATTTGGGTTGCCTTTGATATTCAACATACCAAAGACCCGCATGAAATTGCACGCGAACTCTTTTAATTGGGTGTTTAATAACTTCTAATCCAGCGTCGTCTAGTGTAATCATACTAGCACCTTTTCCAGTGAGTGAACTTCAGTTTGGCAGTCAAGCCACTGAAAGTATTAGCATCTATAATATCTTTTATTTCACTTGAAGTCAAGCCATTTTGTATCATATCATTAATGTCTTTGCCCTTTACACTGTCAGGAAAAAGACAAACATTGTAACCTCGATCAATTGATTTCTCAATTTGCTTTACAATGTCTCTATTGCGCGGTTCATTATCATATACCAAAACAAAATCTAGTTCTGGAAAAATTGCTGCCACGCCGCCCAAATTAGAATCGCCAGAGGCAACGGAATTCTCAACAAAATAAGAATCAAACTGTCCTTCCAAGACATAGACACGCTTTTGCTTGCGCAAGCGATGCAGTCCAAACAGTTTCTTCTCATCTGTGATCTTTACCGTGACATAGCGAACCTTGGTTTCAGACAATGCCCTTCCTGCGACATTCGTAATCTCACCCTTTTCGTTAGTGTAAAGGAGTACGATACGATCGTCGTTTGGGACCTCGTCTTTGCCATGATTGGGGAACTCTTTATCTAGGAAATCTCGAAATTTCGCGACAAAGAGAATCTCGCCCCAAAACTTCTCAGGAATCTTCCTATTTTTTATATAGGCTCGAGCATAGTGCTCATCGGGGAGATTTTCTACACTATAATGTGTAAACTTTTTTGCTGTTCTCTCCAGGCTTTCAGATTCTGCTGAATCTCTTCTGGAGTCGTTGAGAGAAGACTGGAACCTGGCGTGGGCGTTTCCCTTGAGTTGTTCGAAATCAGGCTTTT